GATCGGGACATTCTTCTCATCTGCACGACCAAAAAACAAATGAGCTATTGGGAGACCTATTTTCAATTTAAGTTTGAGGTGTTACACGTGGATTCGTACAATGAAAACGTATTGGGCAAATTCTACAGACGGGATGTTCATCCAAGCGTCCAGGACTCACAGGAATAGTTAAAATAGAAATTATGATGGAACATAAATGAAATTAAAAAGGGCTCCAAAAGAGCCCGTAATCATTTATATACGCTGTTGTTTTCTATATTTTTTGAATGTGATTCATAGCGGCCCAGGCAGCCGCAATTTTTGCGTATTTTTTATCAACCACATAATTAAATTCAAATCCTGCTGAATCATGAACTTCTTCCCACTTGCCAGGAAATGATATTTTACACTTGAAATTACATTCAAATATTACCGTCCCCTCGCTTATTTGAAAATTTATTATTCCGTCTTGATCGTTTTCTTTTAAGGATTTTAAAACACTTATTAACTTAATTGACATTTATTATTATTTTGTGGGTTGTAAGTGAAGCACCAAAAATGTGTTTTTGTCCAATTGTTTAAAATCCCCGTCCTTAACCGCCTGTTGGCACAGGAACCTGGCAAATCTACTGGTGGCTTTTATCTTATTGTCGGGAGTCACGACTATTCCCATTTTTGAAAATGCTTTTGTTATCCCGTTTTCAATTTTTGCAACGGCGACCTTATCAAAAAGTCCCTCTTGTAAAAGGTCGACCAATTTTATTTCTTGCACTGTAAAATATTTTTAATAAATATGTAAATTAGTACATAAGACTTCTGTCCCGTACGGTCTGTAAAAACTCCTTACTGTTATTTCCCAAACTGAAATTGTCCGAAAATATCCAAGTGTACGGTATGTTTTTTGTGGGTTTTTTTGCTCCATGTTTAATAGCAATCGCCTTGTAAAAAAAACAAGTTTTGTCCTCTATATTAAGATATTTTTGCATATGAATTGGATTCAACGGGTGATTCACCAATAGGTCCATTTGGTACAGCCACTGCTCGGCCTGTTTGTTCTCCGGTAAAAATTCCCCCGCTTGGTTTATTACGTACTTCACCTTTCCGTTTAAATTTTGCCCTCCGAATATCTGGTGAAGCCCGTCAAAGTGACCCGTGCCCCCGAAAAGTACGGACTCCGGGTCTACCAGGTGCGGATAGCTCATTGCTATGTACCGCGCCGCGTTTTTGCACGGGTACAAGGGACTTCTGAATCCCTGGCGCGCTTTAAAGTATACTTCCAAAATCTTCGCGAATTTCATCATTGTGTAAGGGCCCCTCTCTCCGTCCTCTACCGATTGAAGCACATAAGATAGGTCCTTTGCCGCTTTCATCGGGCCCTCAAGGATCCACTGCTTTACGTTTGTGCCCTTTGGGTAGTATATTTGAAACAGATCGTTCCTGGCGTGGCGATTGTTTAAGAAGTGTTTTCTCGTTGCCTCTACTCCTTCGTTTTTTAGTTTCGTAAAAGTGCCCCAGTGCTCGTTTGTGAAACTGAACACTAGCGTATAGAACAGCCTAAGTTCGTTGTCCTTGACCGATTGCATGACTTCGCAGTACGGGTGTTCGTGCCAATGGAGTCTGTGACTAAAAATTTGGTACTCGTCCCTTAACAGCGAATCCTCCCTGGAATCGAACTTTTGGCAAAATTCGAAGAACTTTTCTATCCTCTTTTCAAGGGGCCAATTGGCCATCCAAGAGTCCTTTGGTTTTTTCCCCTTAAATTCTGGGGTGCAAGTATTTTCGTAAATTATGTCGTTCATGGTAATTTTTAATATGTGTACTCGCTGGAACTCAGAATTCTCAGCATTGCGTTTTCCTGTTCTGTCAATTTCCACCTTTTAATTGCGTAAGAGCGAGTTCTTGGTATTTTTAGGCACTTTGAACCGTTCACTTCCGTTACGAACTTATCGCTCAATTGGTTCGTAAGTATCTTGATTATCCAACCGTCAAATTCGTTTTCCCACGAGTTTATGGATTGTTCAACGATCACGATGTAAGATTTGTCCGCCTTTAAGAACCTTTCAATTCCCAACCAAGTTTTGTTGAACGGTACGGTCCAACAGTTTTCCTTGTGATAAGGAACGCAAGTTTTGCACTGGCACTTGATGCTCTTTGGAATCTGTGAGGCTTCTGTGAAAAATGGTTCTGACAATTGCACAAACGGTTCGTGCAAAATGTCCACAGGATCGTAAGGATCGTAATTACCCGTTCTGGTTACCCTTCCGCTCAAGGACAGTTTGTCCATGAGAAGAAGTTCCCCAAGTTGGCGCTCACACATGTTCAGGAACGATCTCTTGTACTTTAATAGTAGAGGTTGTTTGTAAGACGGTGTGATTGACATGATTTTGTTTTTGATTGTAAAGTTGTCCCACTTTTTCTTTGTACTGTTCTGGGGTAATGAGCAAAGACTTTATGATTTTATCGTCCGAAGGGTGATTGGTCAAGTTATTGAAAGTGTGCACCAATTTAAGTTCAAGCATTGCTTTTTGTCTACCGTACGGGTGGTCCTTTATGTTCGAACTGTTCCAAACGTGATCAAGGTCCAAATGATCGTAATCCGAACCCATCTTGCAGTAATTTTCTATCCAACGAATCGCATCGCACGCCACGTCCTCGGCGTTGTACGGATAGCTACCCGTGTCCTCGTATATTTTCATCATGACGGAATCCAAAAATGTAATTTCGTCCATTCTGTTTGACTTGGTCGCCAAATAACTTATGCACTCCTTTGCGTTTTTACCGTAATAAAATGGACTTTCCTTGTTAACAAATTCTGGAAACCAATCGGCTATGTCGGCGATGAAGGCAGCGTATTGGAACCTGTACGCTCTCAATCCCCTATCCGCATTCCACTTGAACATGAAATCGCCTATCTCCCTTAAATTTTTCTTTTCCCCATTTTCCAAGAACATGGCCACATCTTTGGCCAATTGCGGGGCAAATTCGCACAGAAAGTAATCGCCTCCCCTTTTGTAATTCCCCACCGGTTTGGGGAAGCTGGGGAATTGGTAACCCACAGAAGTGTAGAAAGGTCGCTTGGCAGCTTTTATCACTTCTATCAATTGGGGAACGTTGTCGGCCACGTGCATGTCCGGTAAAAGCGTGTTGTGATAACCGGACGGTTTCATGGAATAGTTTATTCCCGAGCCGGTGAGTCTGTGAAAAAGAAATAGGTAAAGCCAATCGCTGAGATCGAACTTGGATCTTTTGCCCGTCCAATTGCGAGAAATCGCGTCCCTCTGTTTGGTCATTAGACCCTGTTCCATTTTGTGCCAGTAGGGGTGGTCCTCGCTCCAACCGTAAAACACGTCGTTAACGATTTGGGAAAATCCAGCGTATTTCCTTTCCACAACGTCGTACAGGTGCACGTGTTTCATTAAGTCGTCGGGCACAGAAGAATTTTCGTGCGCAATTATTCCAAGGTTGCACTCCTCCTGTTGCGTCTTCGCCATTTGGTAATAGCGAATGAATTCATCGTAGTATTTGGTGGTTTTTATCCACTTTGGGTTTGCCGTTATTGTCATTTTGTTTCTTGTTGTCTTCTTGATTCCATCCTTTGTTTTAGCAATTGCGCTTGCTCCCTGTAATAATCGGGGTCGGTTTCCATCCATCTGTTTTCGTCAACCCACTCCTCCCTTGCGAACCCTATACCGAGTATTTTTATGTGTTTCGCTTCAGGCTGGTTCATCGCTATGGTTTTTGTTTTTTCTATGGCCTCCTCTTGGGTCCTTGCCCTAACCACGCACGCATAGTCCTTGCACCTCATCCAATTTGGATCCGCGAACCTTTCGTCCCTGTAGTGCGCGTAGTACACCGAGTAAGGTTTCATGGTGCCGAGGTCCCTCAGTATTTTCTTCTTTTGTTCCCTTGCCCACAGAACGTACCAATTCAAAACGTGATCTTCCGGCTGTACTTCGTAATCGTACAACATAAATATTTTCCAAGAATCCAGCGCGTATTTACCAACGCCCTTCATTTTTTCTATTTCCTGTACGGGAATGTTGTTCTCCCCACCGTATTTATCGGCGGCTTCCAACCACTGTTGGGCAAATTTTTTCCACTGTTTTGTCCTTCTGTTGTAGAACCCAAGGGGTTTTATAATTTCTATCATGTCTTCGTCCGGGCAATCCAACAGAGATTGTGCATCGGGGCACCTTGCGAAGAACGCATCGGAAATGGCGTCCACTTGCCTGTGATGGGTTTGGTTGAGCATGAAGCAAATCACCATCATCCTAAACGGATAATCCCTAAACTGTTCTTGCCTAGTTTCGTAGGGGGACATGGGTAATTTCATAACTTTTATTTGTGTTAAATGTACTGAATTTAAACGATCTTTTACAATAGATTTTTCAAGTGGTGACAAAAAAAATCCCACTAAAAATTAGGGGATTAATCCGTTTAACAATCGTTCGTTACCTGTGATGCCTTTGTTTTGCGTTGTTTATGTACATTTTTATCAATTCTTTGGTGCCGGCCCCAAGGTTACCGTCCGCCTTTGGGTCCTTGACCCTTGATTCTATTCCCCGGGCCGCTTTTAAAACTTTCCCAACGATGACCCGGTCATCCTGGCCAGCGTCTACCATCTTGCATATAACATCATAAAGCCTTGCTCCTCCCTCCTGCCAAAACTCACCCCTTATCATCTGGTCGGCTTTATCATAATCGACCCTGTCCCATTCTGGGTCCGCCTCCATAACAAAGTACTTTTCGGCGTAATCGTTGTCGAAAGTATTACCGCCTTTTTCGTCGTACTTGAAGTTTTTACCCCAAAATTCTTGTTTTTGTTCTTTTACGTACTTTACTATGTCAAATTCGTTTTTCATTTTACGACTGTTGTTCGTAAGAGTCGTTGTCTTGAGACACTAGGTTAGTCTGAGCGTTTGCGTAATTGCTGCACTGTCTAGCTATATCGTCTGTGGAATATCCGTTCTCTATAAGTTCTCCAATTGCGTCGTATATCTTTTGTCCGCCCAACTCCCAAAATTTGTCTGCTTTGTAGTCTATGGAGTTGTCTACGTTGTGCACGTTAGATATGTCCAACGTGTCCAAAGCGTCCTCTTTTAGAAGAGGATTCGACTTAATGTACTTAACAAAGTTAAACTCTTTCACTAGTCTTAAATAATTGTTCCTATCATGTAAATTAAATACTCTCTAACGAACTCTTCGTTAAATCCGTATTTTGTTAAAATTGTATTAATACAAGATACAGCGTTAGAAAAGTTTTGTTTGTCTACACGAGACACTATCTCTTCTGCTCTTTCTAAAGCGAAGTCAAAATATTTTGCGCCAGGAGCGAAATTTCTAGAATCATCATCCTCTGTATCTTTTTTAGTGTCACCATGAGTATATACTTCGTCCCAATCCCACTCTTCTTCGTGACCGGGAAATTCCATGTCCTCCGGTTTCGTGGGTACCCAATCGTCCTCGTCGGCAGCGTATATTTTATCCGCGGCCGGTTTCTTTGGGTAAATGTCCGCTTCCTTCATTGAGGTGTAGCTGCCCGCCGGCGCCCCCGCCCCAACCGGTTTTAGGTCAACGTACCCGCCGACGCTCTCTTTGAGCTGTTTTTTCTTTTTTTGGACCTGTTTTACCGCTGAGTACGGGCCTATGCTGTTCTTCTTTAAGTAGCTTGTAATGTTAAAATTGTCTGACATTGTATTTTTGTTTTCTATTGGTTGTTAAGACCCCATGGAGGCCAATTGGTTCAATTTTTTCTTTAGGGATTCCAAGTTTGCGTTTATGTCCGCTTTGAGTTCTTGCTTTATTTTTGTGTTTGGCGCGGCGGACAGGTTCCTTTGCATTTCCTCTACGAATTCAACGCACTCGTTCGCGAGCCCTTCAATCGAATAGTCCAAACTGTCGTTTGAGTACTCCATTAACCACTTTTGAATGTCGTAAGACCCTGAGTTTGTCATGCAATTATAAATATGTTTATCAGCAGCGCAAAAAAATGGCCGGGGAAATTAATCACCGGCCGTTGTTTTTTTACACTACCGCGGCAGCGCCGCCCTGCGGTAAAGCGGGGGGCTCGGGTAGGTACTGAACGATGGGTTGCGAGTAGGTCGTTCCCGACTTATCGCTGCTGACGGCAAGCGAATCGTGGGGTTGCCAACCGTCCTTGATTGCTTTCTGTACCAGGCCGGCCAGCGCATCGCTGTTGGGCGCTTGAAGTACGTGATAGGTGATGATTTGAGCCATGTTTGTTTTATTTAAATGTAATTCACTTTTTCGAAAACCAAAAATTTAAGATTTCGGTTACAATTTATAACTTTTCGTTATTTACCAATTTTCTTAAATTCCGATTCCTTGCAATTTTACAAAATCGGCATATACGTGCCGAATACCTTCTTCCAGGCCAATACCTGCTGTCCAGCCCATTCGATTCAATTTTGACACATCCATCAGTTTGCGGAAAGTACCATCCGGTTTTTCAAGATCCTGGATGAGATCTCCTTCATATCCGGTAATGTTTTTAATAAGCAGGGCCAGTTCACGGATTTCGATATCAGTACCTGTTCCAATATTCACGAGTCCTGCTTCATTATAATGTTCCATGAGGAAAAAGCAGGCATCTGCCAGGTCATGGGTATGTAAAAAATCCCTCCGGGGTTTACCGGTTCCCCAAAGAGTAACAAACTGTTCACCCCTGGTCCTGGCTTCATGGAACTTTCGGAGAAGGGCGGGCAGCACATGAGAGCTGGCCAAGTCATAATTGTCATTAGGGCCATATAGATTGGTGGGCATCACCGAAATAAAATTGCATCCATACTGGGCACGGTATGCATCGCATAATTTTATGCCTGCAATTTTTGCAATCGCATAGGGTTCATTCGTAGGCTCCAGTTCTCCCGTGAGAAGGTATTCCTCTTTAAGGGGTTGCGGCGCATTTTTTGGATAGATGCAGGAAGATCCCAGAAACATCAATTTGCGAACGCCATTTTCAAAGGCGGCATGGATGATATTATTCTGGATCATCAGATTATCATACAAAAAATCCGCCCGGTAGGTATTATTTGCCAGGATGCCTCCCACTTTGGCTGCCGCAAGAAATACATATGCTGGTTTTTCCTCTTGGAAGAACCGGTGGACTTCAGACTGATTTCTAAGATCCAGCTCTGAAGAGGTTTTGAATACCAGGTTATCAAATCCTTCCTGCCTTAATTTACGAAGGAGGGCAGAACCGACCATTCCCCGGTGCCCTGCCACATATACCTTATCTGTATGGTTCATTATTCCGCTATTAAAACTGTTTACTCGTATTGATTTTTTATATGAAAACCGTATTCTTTCAACACTTTTTCTTTTTTGAAGAGGTCAATATCGGAATGAACCATCTCCTTCACCAGCATGGCCAAATCATATTTTGGCTTCCAGCCCAACTTTTCATAAGCCTTGCTGGCATCCCCAATAAGTAAATCCACTTCGGTGGGACGATAGTATTTCTTATCAACCGCAATGACTTCTTTCCCAACCAGTGAAAGATGTTCCTCCTGGGTAACCGTCTTCACGATACCTCTTTCATTTTCCTGGCTGCCTTTGAATTCCAGTTCAATGCCCACTTCCCGGAAAGCCATATTTACAAATTCGCGAATGGAAGTCGTAATACCAGTAGCAATCACATAATCCTCCGGTTGGGGTTGTTGCAAAATCAACCACATGGCTTCGACGTAATCTTTTGCATGGCCCCAATCCCGTTTGGAATCCAGATTGCCCAGAAATATTTTTTCCTGTAAGCCAAGGGCAATTTTTGCGACCCCCCGGGTAATCTTCCGGGTGACAAAGGTTTCCCCGCGCAGCGGGGATTCATGATTGAACAAAATGCCATTGGTGGCATACATTTGGTAAGCTTCACGGTAATTAACCGTAATCCAGTAAGCGTATAATTTAGCGACCGCATAGGGGGAACGCGGGTAGAAAGGAGTCGTTTCGGTTTGAGGTACGGCTTGTACCAGTCCATATAATTCGGAAGTGGATGCCTGGTAGATTTTTGTTTTTTGTGTGAGCCCCAGCAGGCGCACCGCTTCGAGGATACGCAGGGTCCCTATCCCATCCGCGTTGGCGGTATATTCAGGCGTTTCAAAGCTGACCTGCACATGACTCATGGCCCCCAGGTTATAGATTTCATCGGGTTGGGTTTCCTGGATGATGCGGATGAGGTTGGTAGAATCCGTCAAATCGCCGTAATGCAGGTGAAAATGTACATTGGATTCATGAGGATCCTGGTATAAATGGTCAATCCGGTCCGTATTAAACAGGGAAGTCCTTCGTTTGATCCCATGCACGATATACCCCTTTTTTAATAAAAACTCACTGAGATAAGCACCATCCTGTCCCGTAACACCAGTTATCAGAGCAATCTTAGCCATATTATTTTATTAAAAATTGAGAAATTTTCCGGATTGGGTAAAAAAATAAGGGTTGATCCCATTGCATTTCCAGGCCAGCCTGTCTTCCGGGTTGGCACAGACCCTGTTTTTGAAGGAAGCATTGGAAACCCTGGCCGCCTCCCACTCTGTGGATTCGTCCAAATTGACGTATCTGGACCGGAACGTACTTTTCACTGATCCTTAATTCTGATGCTTTCATGAAATTATTTTTTGGTTATGACTTTAAAATCGTAGTGCCTTACACATATTTTGTTTGTATTGCTCATTTTTGTATATTTAATTTTTACCAATTTTTTTGGGAGCGATTTCTCCCGGGCAGTTTTTATGTACTTGGATACATTTTTTTGGCCAGGAAAAACCGGGGAATTCCTCGGGGTCGTACCAAGGGATAGGGCCCCAGCTAGGGCCCCTGCTAGCTCCGACAACCTTTGCTTTTTCTGGGAGCTAGCTCACCGCTTGCTGATTGCTTGCGAAGAGCTAGCTAAAAATTTTTCAAGGTTAGGATGCGTAGGCGTCCGCCAACTGCCAAAGGCCCCGGTTCAACACCATGTCCTGTATTGGGTTGGTTATCGGCCGTGCGGTCCTGTTGTTCATTTGGAAGCCGCCCTTTATTAGGTTCTCCTGCACCCGGTTGAAGGTGTGCCACAGGGTGTTGGGCTTGTCCTGTTCCCTGCGGGGGTTGAGGATGTCCATGATTTCGTACTCTTCGGGCTGCCTGTCCTCTCCTATCCTGAGGATGAGGGCGGAGACCGCGAACTGCCTTCTGTCCTTGGCCGTCATCTCCCTTCCGGTCCACAGGTTGATCTTCTCCACGGTGGAGTTCAGGCTTTCCATTCTTTGGTCTATCAAGGCCTTGACCTCTTCCAAGGTCAGTTTGGTGTGGCGCTCCCTGAAACCGCCGAAGCCTCTGTCCTTTACTATCATGCCGTTGGAGCACACTAGCCTGAACAGACCCATTTCAAAGTCCCTTGGCCTTGAGCCGTCGTGGCTGTTGACGAAGATGACCGTTGGCCTTGCCTCTACGTTGCCGGTCTGGTCCTTGATGTACAGGTCGGGGTGTTGGAACTCTGTGATGTGGACCCCGTAGTCCCTGCGCAGTGGCACTTTGGTCTTGCTCTGTTTGGCGTTGGTGAGTTTCCAGCCCATTGAGTCCATGTGGGCTATGATGTCCGTGGTGGGTGTGAACTTGTACCGGTTGGGGTTGATGTGCCCGGCCGGTTTGGTGGCGAATATAGCGGGTGCCTTTGTCTTTGCGGTTTCCATGGTCATGACCGTGATCTGCGATTTCTGTTCTACTTTTATCATATAACTTTTATTTGTGAGTGATTGTAATTACTTTTTCTTGAACGTGATGTACTGGTTCTTGCCGTTGAGCGCTGTCCCTATCGAAGCCGTGTAGTCCTCCTGAACGTACAGGCTCTTCCTTGAGAATTCATTTGGCACTATCGCATTGTTGATGCCTATGCAAAAGGGAAGCTCACCGTAATGGCTGAGTATCCTTGAGTCCTCCTTGAATTCGAAGTACTCTGGCTCTAGCGATACGTCCGGAAATTTCTGTTCGATCAATTGCCTGATCTCGACGGTGCCCTTGGAGTAGATGAACTTTAGGAATTCCCTGTTCACGATCACATCGTCGGCGGCGCGGTCCAGGTCGAAGCAATAAGGACACAACGAAAATTCAGTGTCTCCGGACCCCTTGGCCGCGGAGATTGCCCTTATGTGATCTCCATCGGCACTTACGTGGGTGGCCCTCCCGGTCCGTCCTTGCCTTGTAATTCCGTAATTGTTGGCGTTTGGGTTGCCCACTTTAAATACGGTTTTTTCTACGTAAAGGTCGAACGAATCGTAGTCCAAATTTGTGTAAAGGGCCCCTCCCACTAAGGTACCTGTCACCAATTGCGTGGCGTCGAATTCGTGAGGGCCGACGTTGGTGACTTTACCTATCCACCCCTGTCTTGTTTTACAGTAGTAATTGGCGTCCTTGTTACCTATGACCAGGTCGCCTATCTTAAATTTAAATGTTGGCATAACTTTTATTGCTTTTTGTTAATTGATACAGGGTAAATATACGACAGATTCTTGAGAATAAAAAATTTATTTTGACCTTTTTTAGAAATTCTTGGTAGATAACCAACGAGTTATAAGCGGTTGGTAACCAATGTACAAAAAAAGGGGGAGGTTTTTTAGGCCTCCCCGTTCTGTATCAAGTCAAAAATCCGGGCGATCCACTAGACAGTGGCCAGTTTCTCCGCGTTGGAGATGCGCCCACGGGTCACATCGTAAGCCTCGTTAACGATGCGATCGTTGATGTACTTACCAGCGACCACGTCCGAGACGTGAGTGGTGCTGTAACCGGTCACGTTGGAGACGTTCGTGATGTCGCCGACCCTCAGTTTCCTGTTGATGCGTGACACCTTTTGTAAATAGGTCAATTTGTTGTAGGTCTCCGGTCTGTTGTTGTTGCTCATGTTGCTTTTCTTTTAATTAACAATGTGTAGGTATAAATCTACGACATTATATTCGCAACTTAAAGAATAACTATTCGGTCCGTTAATATAATTCTCTCTCAAATGCCTCCTGCTCCTCGAGCATTTCGATTTCGTCCCTCAATTTCTTTTTTGCCCTTGGTTCCATCGGGTACCACTTCTCCATGAACTGTTCCATGCTCGCTCTCCCGCTGTCCACCAATTTCTGGTCGCGGTCCATGTTCTTCGGCATCAGGCAGTAGAAGTTTTTGCTGTCCGCGTACACTGTGACGAAGCAGTCCGGGTACTTGTCCCTTAGAGCGTGAGCGAGGTCCTCAAGGTCCGTTCCCGGTTTGAGCTCGGCGTCCATAACTTTGTAAATCTCTTTGTTGTAAATGTCCTTAACGGTGGCCTGCATTTTGTTGACAACCAATGAATTGCTGCTTTTTGCTTTTATCATACATTTTATTTGTTTGGTACAGGGTAAATATACGACAGATTTGCTTACCAAAAAAATATTTTACGACTTTTTTTTAAAAATTCTTCCTTGATAACCAATCGTTTATAACTACTTGGTTTCCATCACCTTTTTGACGGCGGCCGCCAGTTCAATGACCACCTTGAAGGGAATCTTCTGGCAGCCCACCTCGACGTTCTTTTTGGTGATCGTTGCGGTGTACTCGCGATTCAACTTCACGTTGACCGGGGTGAATTCCGATTCCAACTTTTCCAGCACGGTGACCGGGAAATTGTAGCGCAAGCGCTCTTCGAATTTGACACCGCTCGATGGGGAAATGGAGGAAATTGTGTACTCGTTGCCCACTGCGGAGTCCATGGCGTGCGATACCCAGGAGTCGTTCCAACCGAACTCGTTGCTCTTTCCCCTTCTCAAGACCCTTACTTTATCACCCGCTTTCAGGCCCATTTCCTCTAAAAATTGGCTGTGCACCGACGGATGCTTAACTTCTTTCATAACTTGTTCTTTTTTATTTATTTGTGATGGTAATGATTGCTCTTTTGCCCTTGCGACTACCTCAAGGACGAAGGCAGGGAAGGCGTATATTCCCGACTCTTTGAAATACACTCCCCTCTTGGAATTGACTCTCTTCACCGTCATGGTCCTACCCACGTAATCGTCCATTCTGGCCGGCCACGTATTGTCCCAGCCCCTCTCGTAATCAGCGGCCTTCATCACCACTCTCAACCTGTCGCCGGGCTTGATGCCCTTGTGCTCAAGGGATTCCGCGTGGGACAAAAGGACTCCCATCGCCTTCGGTTTGGCGGGCTCTATAAGCTTGAAAAAGCTCGCCCCGTTCATCTTTCTGTGCGGAACGAAGTACCTGCCCGACTTTGAATACTTGGTCCTCAAAGAACCCTCTTCTGTGAACAGGTTGGTGCAGTACCAACCCCTGTTCTTTATGGGGTCGAACCTCTTCAAATGCGTGATCTCGTACGCTATCTTGCGTATCTGGACCGAAGAGGCATATACACCGTGCTTCTCTTTTACTATGTCAAATATCATTTCCTTTATCAACATAAAAACTTTTTATTAGATGAACCCACGTGGACCCCCTGTATCGACTGCGAACATTCGCGACTGAGTCAGGGCCAGTCGGCAAACAATTACAAAATATTTCCCGCGCTAGCTAAACAAAATCGCGATCAAGCGATCTTTAGCCTTGAATTGCGCACCCTTGTCATCTGGGCCATGTTTTTGTACCTCTCTATGATTTTGCTCCCGTCGGCGAGCGTTACCTCGATGGCCACGGAACCGCTCTTGGGCTCTTTTAACTTACTGGCGGCGAAGGAGTTGTAGACCGTTTTCTCTGTGGCCGGGGTCGACCATAAAAGCTCGTTGTAGTTTGTTACCCTCATGTTGACTATTTTTGTTTGATACAGGGTAAATATACGACGCTTTTTTCGAATAAAAAAATTTATTTTGGCCTTTTTTAAAAATTCTTCATTGGGAACCGATCAGTTGCAAAGCGTTGGTTACCAAACTAGTGTCCTTTCAAGTGTTTGCACCCGCGCTGCTGGGCGCTGTACTGCGATTGGTTATGGTTGCTTAGGGTACGGGAAGATGTTCTGGCGGCTGATTTTTGGTGCTTTCTGTGGGTGTTTCCCTCCTTGGGTGACTTAAGAATTTTGGTTCCTCCCTTCGTCTTGGGTGGGAATCTACAACTTTATTTCTTTTTGGTGTTGTGTTATTTCACCGTATTCAGTAAAAAGCCCATCCCTATCTTGTTCTTCTCACTTCCCGCGCGGTTTGTTCTGTACACTGCAATTTCTTGACCAGGTTCAACTTTGAAAATTCTTCGTTTTTGACCACCAGCTTTCGCAGAACCTGTCAATGGGCATGAAAGAACCGTTCTCTACGTGGCTTCCCTTATTTTCTCCTCCCTTTGTCTTTTTTCTTCCATTTTTACGATAACCTTGCGAGGTAAGATCCTTGGGTCTATTGGGATTCCCTCCATTAGTTTGTGTATTGTATCGTCTATGAGTTCCTCCAATAGCTTTTTTGATTCTTCTGGCAGTGTCCTCCCTTGGTTCTTGTGTATTCGTTCAGAAATTTCCCAACATCTGTGCCAGTATCTTTGTTTCGGAAATGACCGTTTTCTAGTATGTAAAGCACAGTTTGTAACTTCACTCAAGGTCTCCGCTATTTCCTTTGCCGCTAATTCCAATTGCAGAGATTATCTCCTTTAATTTTTCTGTTCTCGTGTCATGGTCTCAATTTAAATTTATTCTGGCCAACTTGAATCCACCCATTCCCAATCAGCGTACAGTTCCTCGTCCGCCCTTGCTGATCCTATCCAGTACTGTTCATCTAGGATGTAGTCCATGATTTCCAAAATGATTGAGTGTTCTTCGTCTTCGGTTGGGAATTCCAGGCTGATGGCCTGCAGTTCGTTTCTTGCTTCGTCCAACGTTTGTATGTCTTTTGGGTTTTCCTCGATGGAGGTGGCCAAGTTCTCAAGGTCGTTGGCTATCGTTTCCCTGTCGTGCACCTTTCCCTCCGTTCCCACGGTGGTTGCGAGGTCCCTAAGTTTTTTTGCTATCGATGCGATGTATACAAGCATAATAAACACTGTTTTGTTTAAAAATTTACACTATTTCCTCTTTTAAGGTTCTGGATGTTTTCTTCTGTCTTCTCTTCCTTTCCTTTTGCAGCACTTTTTCTAGTGCGTACTCGGCTTCCTGGTACTGGAGGTAACTGTAAAGGGCGTGGGAATCTCCAAAAAATGGGTTCTTGCTCTGCACTTCGTACCTTGTGAATCCGTCTTGGGTTATCTCCTGTATCCGGTACCTTTCCTTGAACCTGTCCTTGATCGCCCTCCACGCGCCAGCAGGAAATTTGGGGTCCGATGCGGTTAACCCCACAAACAGAGTAACCAGTAAAGTGGTCGTTACGTACACTGCTGCTATTAGTATGCTGTTCATGAATTTAAATTTTTAAATTACTTCTTCCCTGACGACCACTTTTGTTTTCTTTCTCTTTGATTTTCTGAGCCTCTTGATGTCTATTTCCAATGCGTATTCTGCGCCCTTGCGATCATAATATAGATAACCGGAGGACACCCACCAAAAAAATAGAAAGCTCTCTTGAACCGAATACAGCGGGAAATTTTTTCCGCTTTCTGTTATTTCCACTATCCTCAATCTTTTTTTGAAGCGGTTCTTTACCGTTCTGCTGATCACGCGGGGCAGCGTAGAATCAATGTTGTCCTCCAACCACAACATTCCGAACCAACAGAATATCAGCACCAGTAATCCAATCATCATAAAATAAACTACGTCCATATAAGTTATGTTTCTGTTTACATTGAAGTTGTGTACACCACAGTTTTTTTGGTCGATTCTCCGCTTTTTGCGTCTGCTCTTCAAGGACTTTCATCGCCGTGTCCAGGCTGTATCGGCTGTACCAAAACCTCTCTTTGTACCTGGTATAATTCCCCTCTGGAAGGTGCCAGCCATTGTGCCAACAATTCACTGTGGTCCAACCGTACCACCTTTTCCTTTGAATTAGGTAGTACTCCGGTGTTGTTGGTCTGTTCACCTTAAGTATCCTGAACAGTTTTTGCTTCTTTTTTGGTTTTTCAGAGGTGGCCAATACCATTGCAACTCCAACTATGATCAAACTAACTGTCCAACCAATAAATTAGGCAAACGACATTTCATTGTAATTATAATTCATTTTTTTGGTTTAAATCTGTAATTATTGTAAACGTTCAACAAAAGGCCAAACGCAAGTAACAATCCGTAGCCAACGAATATCAACCCTATCAAAATAAACGATTGGTGTCTCGTGAACATGGGTTACATTTTAAAATACAAAATCGAATAAATCTTCATCAGAGAACAGAAACGCGCATATAATCAAAAATAATATGATAGCGGCAAATCCTCCAAGTATAGCACAAAAACCCACTATCCACATGAAAACATAAGCGGAGAATCCGGTAATTTTGGGGACTATCAACCACGATCCCACAACAGCTGGTAAAGAAAATAGCCCAAAGACCACGATTAACCTTATAAGAAACGAAATTATCTTTTTCATAAATTTTATTTTAAATTGTGTCTTGCAAAAGAACCTTAACGTTTACATTTTTGGTGTTTTTCTTTGTTGATGCGAAGACTATTCTGTCAAAGTGATTCTTCGCGTCTTGGTAAGACTGGTAATACGGGTTGATTGAATCAGACACTATCTTTCCGTCCAAATTCGATTTGACTGGTTTCCATTTTTTGGTGATCAAATTTCTTTTTTGTATTTGGTATGCATACATTTCCAATTGACTCTCGTAGTCCTTGGGCAATTCAACTCTCACAATTCTCAGGTTGGGCCCAACCGAAACAAAGATATCCACGTCCCACATCATGAATAACATGGCTCCGATGAAGATCAAAGCAAATAAAGTTCCAAAAATTAATTTTACTTCTAACATAAATTTTATTTTTATTGAAATGTTACCATGCCGTTTTAAAATCCCCGGTTTCGGACACTGAGATTCTGTCCATCGAAGTTTGCACCCTTCTCACCCTCTTGAACACGTAGTGGTGTAGTGTGTACGCAAGGGGATCGGGTTCCACTGAGTGCGTGACCAATTCCCACCCCTTTCTGCCAAGGGAATTTAATTCTGACTCCTCCATGGGAAGATTTCTGTTATTTTCTGTGTAGTATTCGTACATTATCATGCGATTATTTCTTTTACAATTGTGTACTTGGAGCCCTGTCTGACCGTTATCTTTTCGTTTTTTAGGTCTTCTACGAACCTCTCCGCTTCCTGCAATGTGTTAAATACTAGGGGTTTAGAAGTGTCGTACAAATATTCGGTCATTGTAGCCCAAGAAGTGAGTCCGAAAAGTTTTACAGATTCCTTGATTGTGTAGTAGGACTTTGTCACCCTTCCGTACGCGTCGAAGTTCTCTTTTAGAATTATTCGATAAATTTTATTTTTCATAACTGAACAATTTTTTTATGGCCTTCAAATTTATCAAACCTAATTCGATTGCGCCTTGAAGGCTAGTGACAGCTCTATCTGTTCCCATTTTTGTTTCCGCTGTGATCGTAACAGTGTTTTCTAGCACACTTACGTTCATTGACGTCACGACTACCTTTGTGTCTCTTCTGTCAAAGTGAATTCCCATCAAAATTTCCTCTTTGTCGTCGTATTGCTTTTTCATGTTATGGGTTTTTTCTTTGTCACGCCCCTTTCGTAAGCAAACATTTTTCTGAACCTGCCGCACGTACCACAGTTCTTGTACGACCCGTGCGGGCACTCACCGTTTGGCCATCTCGACAGATTGGCCAACTGGAAGATCAGCTTGTACAGATTCATGGATCCCTGCAGCGTGGAGCTGTCCATTACGCTAATGTTATACTGCATCGTAAAGTCGATTCTTTTTTAATCCGCAGTTATTTTTAATGTCACTATTGCGCCGCCCTCTTCCTTGAGTTTCTGTCTCATCTCTTGTTCCAATTCGAACTGTTCTATTGTCATGGAAGATTTGTAGAACTCCAACAAATTTGGGTCGTTTGAGTCCAATATTTCCAGATCCAATTTTGCGCGCAAATTAATGCAGTTTTCTCCGAGACTTTTGAACGCATCCTCATTTTTTACCATAGAACGAAGGGCATCCATAATCACTGAATCTATCATGTGATCGAATACTGTTTTTTTGCGAAGCTATTGATCATCGATCCACCACATTGCATTCAAATGCTCCTTAATCATCTTTATTGAACTTTTGTGTATCATTTTTTTATGTTTTTTCTGTTACAAAAGAATTGGTACAAAATTCCCGATATCACCACAACCAATATTATTATTAGGTGAACTTCTTTTGTTGTTTTCATCATTCACCATCAATTACAAGGGTTCCGCTGAGATTTCCCACCAATTGGTACGCTTGATAAATTAGTTCCAGTGCCTGTTCAACCAACATTTCCAATTCTTCGTTTGCGTACACTAATGGGTGTTCAAGGACAAAATCGTTCAAGTTAGAAGCAATGATGCTCATTCTGTCCATGACCTCCAGCTGGTGACCGTCGTTTATCAATTCATCTCCTGTATCGACTTCACCGCTACTAATCTCCTCTGTTTTCTCAAACGGATACGCATTTTTGTCAATGGGTGCCTCATCGGCTGCACTTAATTTCAAATCAATTTTATTTTTCATACTTTTATGTTTTTTATTCGTAAGTTACTATCACGGAGTCCTTTGTTTCGACCGTCATTTTGATCTTCGGCACGTGAGGTGCGCACCTGTCCAGCCAACTGTGAACCTCATGATTGTTCAATTCTTTGGTCTCGTTCACCCAGTAGGGCCAATCCCTGTGCTTATCAAAATTCCCGTCCCCAAATTCGTAGGATTCGTGGGCGTAAAGAGAACACCTCTCACTGGATTTTAAAAGTTCCACTGAAAACTTCATACCGACGGTCTCAAGAAACTTATCGTCCTCCAACATGGAAAGAACAAAGCTATCTTTACTTTTAACTTTGATGTCCTCTTTTTTGCCCGATTTTAAAAGTTCCATGCTGTCCATGACGTACTTCCAATAGACCTACCTCCAAAAATCATCTTTGTCCAAGTACGCGGTCGCGTGTAATTCGGGCGGTTGAGCAGCTCCTACCCCGACCTCGTACTTTTTTTCCCATGCGTCCAAGAAATCTTCCGGTTCGGGAATGGGATTTAGCACGCTCATTGGGGTATACCACTTTGAATCGTATCTCTCGGCGTACTCGTAAATGTACTCAAGCAATTCTTTCCTTTGTAATTGGGTCATTTGAAATTAATTTTTTACTTTTGTGGCAGGAGAAGGATTCGAACCTCCAATGATGAGCTCTACCAATTGAGCTATCCCGCTCTTTTTTAACAATCCCCGTTGCAGGGGGCTTCACAAATTCCCCAGGCTTCGTAAGAACACTTTTGAAAATACCCAGTTGAACTGCTAGAATCTGGCCAACAATCGAACATACCGTCATTGGTCAATACCCACAACGGAACGTTACTACCGCATTCTGAAACTTTTGATATTTTCTCTTTATACTTTTTGTTCCTATTGTCCCTACGCTTCTTTGCCCTTTCAATTTTGCGCTTTACTTTTTCTTCCCTTTTCATTTTAGTCTATCTTGGCAAACGTAACCGATTCAGAATAGTACCCGTTGCTGGAACCGAACCACTTGATTGTCACGTACCCCTTTACGGTTGCGAACGTGTAAAACGTCCAAGTAAAAGATTCGCACCATCGCCCGGGGTTTTGATCATTATCCGTTCTCTCTTCCGCTAGTGTAATCGGGCTTCCTATGAGATCGGATAAATCACCGTCAATGTCATCCACATAAACACTTTCACAGCAATCCTGATCGTGATACATTTTGTACCTATGTCCTTCCGTGGTGGTGAATATAATTTCTGGAGATTCCTTATCTCGGCATCTATGGAAGATAAGGTCTTTCCAAGCAGTTCGTCTACTGTTGCGTAATTTGTCATAGTGCGTCTTTTTTAACTTCTCCGTATTATGTGCATGCCCCAAAGAATGTAAAGTGCTATTAGCGGCACGTATAGTAAACCCATAGAAGTTTGAGGCGTCTGAGTACAAATGATGCTCAGTCAAATCCCAAAAAATATGAGCGCAAGCGTAATTATTAAATTTAATACGTGTTTCATTTCCTTTTTATTTTAAATTTGAAGAAGTTAATTATGGATTGCAAATTTGGAAACTCTATTAGCACGCTCCACAGATTAGCGTGAGATTCACCGCACAGTCCCAAAGCGTGCATGATTGCTTCTATCATTTGAATTTATTTTTTCTTTTTGTCATGCGCCAATCGTCGATCATGAAAAGTACTTTAACGAATCCCACTATCAAGAACAGTGGCACAGTCATCGGCCACATCAAAGAATTCGAATAATCGTGGTCCTCTTGGTGATTTAGGCCAATTTTTTTACCGAACAATTTCAAAAACGTTAGGACCAAAAGGAACCCTATTACGTACACCAATAAGAAATTTTTCATGACCTTTATTTGATTGATACAGGGTAAATATACGACAGATTCTTGAGAATAAAAAATAAAAATTTATTTTGGCCTTTTTTTAAAATTCTTTATTGGGAACCAATTAGTTATAATTCATTAGAAATCAATCGATTACTCCAATGGCCATCAAAAGTTTTTGTCTTGCTTCGACGCTTAGATTTTCTTGGTCAGACAAATTAACAAGCGTCACACAAGTGTTTCTTATTGGGTAGTAAGCAACGCTCAAATAACAATCAGCTCCCTGTTTATCGGTATAGTGCACTCCAAAATCATAATATTCGTCCATCACAGTAACGTAATCCGCCTTAACGACCGTGTCTACCACCAAAAATTCTCCCTCGTTTTTAAAAACTTTTACCGTGTGCGTTTTCATAGTTATATCAATTTTAAGTTGTGAATGATTTTGCCAATTTTATGCTGTCGACTTTCTTTTTGTACTCAAAATATTTTTGAAAATCATCAACGCTCCTGTCCATGCACTTATTGAACAGTTCCCTTTTTTTCTTTACTTCTTTTTTGTTTTCTTCCATTTTTATTATTTTGTGACTGTACACCTTCAGGCTGTCGACTTCCTTTCTCCAAAGTAACTTGTACTTGTAAAGACTATCGTAATAATTTTCTGGGTTTTGAAGGGTGGCCAACGCCAAAAGTAAGTGAATCATGTTCTACTCGTTTATTTTTTCGAATTGCCTTAATTTTAACATCTGTAATGTGCCTCGGTCGTCCTTAGCAGTGACAACCCAACCCTTTTCGTAATACGGAGTGTCTTTTGATTCTCAATTTTTGTGATAACAACAATGTCATTGAGATTAAAATAGTGCCAACTCGCGGTTAATGCGTTCCCCAATTCTTTGATCTTTAATCGATCACCTATTTTTAACTGTTGACTGCTCATTATTTTTTATTTTTTGTCTTAATACTGTGGCAAGTTTTTTCTTTCTAAATTCAAGTATTGAAGCCACTAATTTCCATTTTTTGTGTTTGACAAAAACTCTCATTAACCAAGAGGTCGTGCGTAATAGCAAAGAAAGGACAAAGTCCATGGTACCAATTTTTTAATTAAAACCCTTGCAACATTTTTTCGTAATCTTCTTTTGTTATCAATTTGCCCATGTAACGTAACTTTCCCATTGACTTCGCCCTTTCTAGCATTCTGTTCGTAACCAATTTGTTCGCCTCTTTAGTACCGATCCAATCGTTGTACAAGTTTTCCTTGCCCAATAAAATTGAACTATCGAATTCCATGTTAGCCGTAAATCCCCTGTCCAATACTTCTCGCCTCAACAATTGAAATCTATTGTGAGCGTACTTTAACTTATCGTAAAAGAAACTCACGTGTCCCGTTCCAAGCGTAAATTTTTTTGGAGCGGTGTTTGTGCGTCTCGCCAATTTAAAAACCCTTAAAATCTCCCTGTACTCAGCAATCAAATGCTGATCGCACAGTTTTTTGGGCGGTACGGTAGCGTTTATTCTTGTCATTACACAAAAAGATCAACATTTGCCGGTAATTTATCGATCAAAGAATTCGTCGGAAATTTTGAAATGATCTCGTTAATTTCCCTTACACAGCCAGAAAAAATTTCCGTTTCTTGAGAAGTTAACTTCTCCTTTCTGGCTATCTTGTACGCGAGCTTTGTCAATTGTTTTTGCGGTACTTGTCCGGTGGCGATGTACTTTAGGTAAGTTTTATTGTTAACTTCGTACTCGCCTATCCACGCTTTTAACATTTTGTAGTTGACGACGTACTCTTTGGATTCAAAGTATTTTTTGTACCGGGCTCCGATCGAAACGATTCCCGCCCTCGCTTGCAATTTGTACTTTTCCAATTCTTTGGATTTAAACAGTTCGTAATAAAGAACTACCAACCAGCAAATAGCAAGTTTAACTGGATTTTGCTTTGTTTTTTGAATGTTCATTGTTATTTTATTGTTGAGTAGTACTTGAATTTTCCGAGTTTATTGCACTCGTTTATCAAAGAATTCAGTTTGTTTTTGTTTTTTGTTATGGTTAAAAATAATGAATTCCATTGAGCCCAAAAAATGTATTTATTTGGTAATTCCGGAAAAATTGAAACCAATCTTACCGTCTTCTATCACCATGTATTGACCCGAGGTTCCGAGTGCATCCACGAAGTAATACCTACCACCTGTGGATTTTCCCTTTGTGTCTATTTGTTTTTGCTGTGTGTGACCCACAACTTGAATGTATTTCTTGTACAATTCCCTCTTCATTTTACCCGCCCTCATCAAACTGGTCGGTCTTATCCATATTGGGGTTTGCATCACTTCGTCTCCCGTGTCGGATATATACCCGTTGAAACAAAACGCTTTGGGTTTGTGCTTCCACAACTCGTTCAGATCTTCAGCAATGTTATCAGGATTCCAGCCATCTTCACCAAAAATTTTGTCCATGAAAATTTCGCTAACGCCCGCGTGTGTGAACAAGAATTCTCCCCCCTTGTGGGCCATCTGTAAGTGATGAATGTTCTCCTCTAACGCTTGAGTTATGTTATGGGCGATTCCCGCTTGGTAACCCGAAGTGCCGTTGTACCCAACCGAAGAGAAGTAGTGATGATCGTGGTTACCTATTAACATGATGACATTGGGGAACGTCTCTTTGTACTCGATTATTTCTTTGAAATTGTGCAGTTGTTCAACACCGGAAATGTTGTAAGAGTCAAAGTAATCGCCCAAAAATATCACTTCGTCCGGTTTTTCCGTGTACACTATCAATTTCCAATCGCTACGACCATGTAGGTCGGGAATTACTACTGTTTTTTTCACTTTCTAAAAAATTTCTTTTGTTTGTGATTTAAAATAACCTCTTATTCTTTTTGACCATTTCTTTTTATCAAATCTGCCTGTTGCGTATCCTCTAGAAGACATATAAGTAATAGGACGTGTAATATGTACTAATGAACCACCAGCATCCCAAGCTCCTTTCATATCTGTTTCATTAACAGTTCTTACATGTTTATGTTTACGCCCTTTATTTTTCATAAATTATTTTTAATCTCTTCCTCTTTAAGAATGATCGTCTTTCGTTACGTAGGGTTCGCAGTGAGGATAACTGCAATGCACATTTGGTAGTGTACAAGACCCAAAATGACTGTGTTCCCAACACACTTTTCTAAGTCTAAACAATCCATCAATGGGTAACCAATCTTTTTCAATTATATCAGGACGTACACCGCCTGAAAAATCCCCCTCCAGTTACACTTCTTTTTCCCTAATACCGACGATTTTCATGGGTTCGCGACCATTGTATATCTTTTCGTGAAATACCACCATTCCCAATTCTAGATCTTGAACGAATTCTTTCTTTACCATAATCGGTTATTTAATGTTCGATTTAATTTCTCGATTTAGGTCCTGTTTCATTTTTCTGCGTGATACAAATCCACTTAACCCTTCCCACCAATTGGGAATTTTTCTATTGTTAGTTCTGATTCGGTAATCAACTTTCCACTTACCGCTTCCTTTTATTTTTTTGTCCTCTCCAAAAGGTCTCATGATTAATCAATTTTAGTGAGTATAACACAATCACTCCATTTCATTTCATCTGATTCCAAATCTATGCGATGACAATCCAAAAGAACGTAAGCGTCCACATAACCGGAATCCTTTAAAATAGATGCCATTCTTCCGAGCTCTAAAGGAGTATCAACTTCGTCCTTATTTACAATGGCCACCATTTCCCACTTTCCCAGTGGTAGTGTAATGTAATTAAATGCATACCCTCCCTCATTATATGAAAGTCGTTGATTTTTATTTAGGTCTGGGTAATTTATATAGAATGGATATTCAATTTGAATGTTTTTCGCGTACTTCGATACTATCACCGCTATTAGATTATCTGAGAGTTGTATTAAATTTTTCGCGCTTATTTTTTTCTTAATTCAAAAGTTATTTCTTGAGGTGTTATATTCTTATCCAAATACAAAGCGACTTTAATTTTTTTGCCTTTAAATTCCGCGGTTGTTTCCGTCTTTAATAAAACTCCACTAATACTTCCTATGGAAAGACCCCAAAATATATCACTCCATATTTGTTCGGGAATAACGCTTCTTAATAAAGATTCTCTAACTTTGTACCAAAATCCAACTACGTCGAGCCTCGGATCAATTTCAGTTTCTACGGTTCTAATCACCTGATCGCAGCACTCAATAGCGCACTTTGTTGCGTTTTCGTAGGCTTAGATAAATAGTTCCTCCATTCCCCCAATCCACGTAATCAATAAATTGATTCCTAAGCTCTCTTGCTTTTTCCTCAATCTTTATGTTCTCTTTTTTTGTGTCCATTTCCAAACATTTTTAAATCGATAATTGAAATACTTCCTCCTCGTCCACAATTTCTGGCGCTTCCTGGGATATCTGGCCGTATTTAACGTTGTCGGCGTTGATGGTAAATTCGCACTCCACAAACGCGTTACCGTTCCTATTCTTTGAAAAGAACATGTAGAACCTCTGTACTTCATCAGGGGTCTCCCTCTTTCTCTTCTTGAGTTCCATGTGTGCATCGCAAATGTGCTTGAGTTTGTTGGACCCAATGAACTGACCGCTCTTGGTCACCTGCTGGATGAGCAGCATGGTGCTGTACACTTTACGGGAGTTTTCTCCTTTGTTGTGCTTGACGCAGAGGTCCAGTATCCACTTATCCGCTCGCGCCTGGGACATGCCCGAGTCCTCTCTGACCGTGGCCAAAAGTTCTGCGATGCTGTCCACCAAAATGTAGTCGAAGCCCTTTTCGAACAATTGCTCGATGACGTCCTTCATGTTGTGCTCAGCAAATTCAGAAGCGAACAGCGTCTGAAGGCACCCAATGATTGGGAACCTTTTTTTGTAACTGAGGATCCCCTTGCAGCCCATTTCCGCTGAAATGAAAAGGCACTTTAGGTGCTTGTTTTTCATTTGCAAATTTGCCATCGTGTGAAGCATGATCGTGGTCTTACCCGCGCCCGGGTCACCAGTGATCATTACATTGGTACAAACGGGAATTCCGCCTTCGAACGAAAACATGTCGTCGACGACTTGGCCCGATTTGTAGATTTTGAGCATATTCTCGTCGATTGCGATTTTGTCAATCGTTTGTACTTTTGAAAAGTCAATTTCGACGGGCTTGCTTTTTTGGATTGGGATGGCTTTGGATTTGTTTCCCTTTCGCTGTGCGAAATATTCTTTGATTGTGAGGCCCAATTTTTTGGCCTCGCGCTTGTGAATTTCGTAGTACTCTTTTGACATGACCTTTATTTGATTGATACGGGGTAAATATACGACGCTTTTTTCAAATAAAAAAATTTTTGTGAAAAATTTTCCCTTGGAAACCAATCAGTTATGGATATTCTTTGGATGAATTCATAACTCATTGGATCCCAATAGAGAATTTTTGAGCTCATGGGCCACTTTTTGGATTTGGTCGATGGTTTCCCAATCTTTGGACTTTTGCGCTGCCCAATGAGCCCGTTTCATCACGGGACATAAAAAAGGCTTCCCATTGGAAGCCAATTTATTATGACAGTAGTTATGAAGTACTAAAAACTTATTTTTTCTTACTTTCTTTCATCCACTTTCTCATCATGTTCCCACCGGTTTCCTCTATTTCCGCGCCTCTGGGTTTGGAAGCTCCCTTCATCAAGAGTTCCCTAATAGTTTTTTTGATCTCCTTCAAAGAATCAAGGTATTCGCTCAACTGTTCTTGTTCTTCAGGGGACAATTTCTGTTTTAGGGACTCGAATCTTATTCTCGATTCGCTCATTTTGCCCTCTCGCATTTTATTTTTTTGCCCGTACTCAAACGATTTTTCGGGTTCGTAACCGTACGAGATCACCTTTTCCATCCCGCACTTTTTGCACTTGGCCTTTTCTTTGCCTACTTTCTTCCACTCGTGCTGTTTGGCGTCCAAACAAATATTATCTTCGTCGGATTCCTTTAAATTTGTGTAATTTCCCCTAAAGGTATTTAGTGTTTCTGCGTACGCTACAGGACTGATGTAATTCATTTTCAACTATTGTGTAGTTATAAATATGCTACTCGTACACCGGAGAAAGTTCCTTTAGGTACTTTGCTGATTCCTGATCCTTTACTATGTATAGCTCAAAGTTATCGTCCTCGGTCCCAGAAATTATTCCAGCGTACCTTTCCGATTTTGAGTGTTTAACGCATGTGTCGTAACCCAATTTCACCCTTACGGGGTGGAGGTCCTCTTTACAAACTTTGCACTTTTTTGCCATTTTGCCTTTCTTTAATTTTGTCCAATCTAATTACCGATCCCTGACCGTGCATGAGTTGAATGACGTACGAACCAACGTAATACATTTCTGAAGTGAACGTGTTGGCGTACTTCTTCGCTCTGCACTTTTTACCGTACTTAACGGCGTACTCCCACAGGACCCAAATTAATGGCTCCCGTGGTTCGTACCCCAACTTATATTCCCCTGCGACGTATTTCTTTGAATAGTACTTTTGAAGCAATTTTTCTATCGCTGCGTCCAATCCAAATGATTCTGCCCAAAGTTTAAACTTCTCTGTCCACCTATCGGTGTGAGTTCTTTCCATCTCAAGCTTTTTTACAAAATTTTTATTGAACTCCTTTCCCTCTTCGCTGTCAAAAAAAGCTTTTAATTTTTCTAGGTCAATCATGGCTCGTGTATTTCTTCCAATTTCCAAACTGGTAATTGGTAAAAAAGTTTGAATTGTTCCTCGTCGCAATAGAAAGAACCTCCCTTAGGTAGGGGGCAATCCAGTGTTAACGGAAACCGTCACGCTCTGTACGTTTATTACTTTCGCGGAATTCTCCTTAACGAACTTGTTTAGTTTGTCAAGCGAACTGAAATTTTTTGTTTTGATGTCACCCATGTTATTATTTTTTAGTGTGAATCCCCAACGTTGTTCTTTTCGGAAAATACCGCGTACTGAGGATTTATGACCTTCGCCACTTTTTCCCTAGCACCGGAAATATGTTTAATCACTATTCCCTCGTGGGGTACTTTTGTGCCCTCAACAAAGTTATTCAATAGAAACTTGTCCTGCACTTCTTGACTCCACGGTCCCGTATAAAGAACCGGCACTAAAGGCAAATTCAATATGAAATCAACTATGAATGCAGTATCGTACACATCCAAGTATTCCCCGTTAAACCAAGTATCAAACACAGCAAATTCTATTTCTTTCAAACCGTAATCGTAATTGGCCTGAATTCCTGGACCGTATATCTCTCCGTAAATGACGAAGCCAGAGCCCAGCAAACCCTCATCTTCCAACAACATTACATAGTTCCAAAGTTTTTCCTTCAAACTGTATTTTTTGGCAACATCGAACCACACGTTGGTATCGTAGAATCCTTGAGAATCAGAACCCTTTTCCACGTTGTGGGATCCAACCACAAAATCGTAATCCACAAACTTCCACGATTCGGGCGTGTGATTAACGTATTTGTACAGGAATTTCTTTATTCTGTCCAAGAACGACAACTTTGTTTTTTTCACTATGCCGTACCTTGCATTAGTACCGTGCAATTTTCTGGTAATTTGAACTTCGTCCTCTTTGGTGAACATTCCAGGCACATTCTTAATGTTTGGAAATTTGTAATACACCAAAAAATTTGGATTTTCGTGGTATCTTATTTTCTTTCCTGATGTCAATTGAATGTTTTTAACAGGAGGTTCGTACTTAAATACGCCAAGGGCTTTCATGAGATCAGAACCCTCTTTGAAACTCTGCGAATTCGGTACATACGACATTGGAATTATCAAGCACTCAGAGTAAACTCCCCTCAATTTGACCGTTCTAACTCGGTTTCCCTTTCTTAGATAACCGGTCACATTCATTTTTTCCGCCAATTCTTCGGGTATCACCGCGTCCGTAGTCGCGCAACCCACCAAATCCCCCGATTTGTAATTACCCTTTTGGGTTATGCAATTCCAACCCTCAATGATCGCCATTTCGATCATGTCGGCACCCTCTATGGGTTTTAATTCACTTATTTTCGCTACAAAGCAGCAACTATTAACGTTTTCCATTTTTTAATCTATTAATTTTATAGACTTTAATTTTACATTGGTGACCGGCATTCTGTCCACGGTCACTTGAAAACCCCAACTTGGGAAAGTTAAATTGTAACCCATGAATTGGCAAGTGCCACTGACCACACCAACGTCCCCTTCCACAGAAATTCTTTTTCCCAAGAATTGTTTGTTCATCTGTTCTATTAACTCTTGCGATACCATCTTTTGAGTCATAACTTTTATTTTATGGACAATACAAAAGAACTGGATTGTCCTTATGCACGTCCGGGTGGTGCGGATAGCTCTCTCTGAACGCTTTAAGGTTAAATGGCCTGCACACCGCGTGGTAACCGTTTTTGGTCGGTAATACTCTCATTCTACTGTCCCGACCCGTCCACTTTATGAGTTCTTGGGCCAAGGAAAGCATTTTTAGTTGTGCCTCTTTTGCCAATTCTTGGTCCATGCCTTCATAGTCCTTGTCATCGACGTCTATCAACCAAGTTTTATGGTTGTCTTCCGAATGAAACTGACCACAACAACTCAAATAACAATTCTTTATGTCGTACTGTTCTGCAGCTATGTTCTCTGCCATTAATCTAAGAGTTTGCAAAGCAACTTTTTTATCGCTGCGCCTGTTCAATCTTATGTACGCCCTAGCGTTATTAAGATCGCACACCTCTATTATTCTGTCCTGCTTTTCTTTTAAATCAAAAGCTCCTTGCACAAAGAAATTGTCAATAGTGACCAAGTCCTGTTTCATGAGGGGATTGTCCTTTCGTCTTTTGAATATTTGCACGAAATAGAATTCCCCGGTTTTAAGTGATCCAATCTGCACGTTATCAAATCAAATATAGAATCAAAATTGTTTATCATAGCTTTTATTTACTTATTTTTTGTGGTGATCGAATTCAAACATTCCCTGTAGAGGTCTGTTTCCAAGAATGGACACCACTTCTTTTAAACCGATTGGGTACATGTCGTTTCCGTCTACACCAACGTCCATCATTTTTCCCTTATTCGCCCTAACATTTTTCTTGAGGTGCAAGTGACCGTGAAGGTGCATGTGCCCCTTAGTCAAGTGATTCCAACTCGCTATCGGAAAGTGCATGAGAACGAAATTGTGAATTACGGAGCCCAACCAGGGGTAGTTAACTTCCAATTCAACGTATTCATTAACGGAAGCGAACAAACTTCTTATACCGTCCTTGTTTTTTTCTATGTGATCGTCGTGATTTCCAAGGACCAAATGAATGTTGTTGCACACCAACCTGTCCCTGAATTCTCTGGTCTTGTCGAACCCCCCAAAAGACCAATCCCCCAAGTGAAACAGTATGTCATCCTGCCCCACGAATTCGTTGATGTTTTCAACAATCGTAGCGTTCATGTGCTCCAAAGATTTAAACTCTCTTATAGTCACTGGATTAATCCACTTGGTGGTCGCCGAACAAATGTTCGGATGGTGGTAGTGACTGTCGCTAGTGAACCACACACTTTGACCTTCCCTTAATTTTAATTTTATTTTCATTTAAAAACACAATTATTGTTTTATGAATCCAATTATTTCTTTTATGGCGCCATACTCCGGATTGACAAAGCCTGTTATGATGTCCCTTGAAAATATGAGAACGAGAATGAACATGATTATTCCAATTATCATCTGTATCACTCTAAAAATACCAACACTAGTAGGACCACCACTTTCATCACTCCAAGGTTCGTCCTTTCTTTTGGCTCCTCTGAAAAATGATGATAGAGTCAAAAATGATACTATAGCAAACGAGCAGTACACAATGGAATTTACCAATTGTTGTCTGACAAACACAGAATAAATGTGTTCAGCACCGATTTTTAATCCAGCGCCTAAGCCCTCAATCTTTGATTTGATGTCCGAATAGACCATGTATGCTGTCAACTTTGCTGAATCGGGTAGCGCCACCGTTTGTAATTTTACTGTACTGTCAATTTTTAATTTGGCACTATCGACGGTTTGCGATACTGCTACGGATAAAACGGTCATGATCAGACCGATGCTCAAAACTATTTTTTTCATTGTTTACTTTTTTTGATGGTTAAAAATGTCTTCTATTTCTTGTTTTGTATTTGTAGTCAGAACAGGATTCGAACCCGTAAATAAAGAGGATTAACTATTAAGATTAACAAATGTTTCCAAGTTTAATCTCCCCAGTGCGTCTACCAATTCCGCCATCTGACCGTCCCTCTGCATTCAGTTACGCTTTAAAGCTGGCACCCTCAAACGGGGGGTACCTACGTTAGTCTTTCTTAACGTAACTGCTCACCCTTGGGAGCTGATTAAATTATTATTATGGGTGCCCTACTCGCTACCACTATTTCAGGTTCGGTACCCACTTACAGGGAAATAATCAGGTAGTTTCGCATCTTAATAGCTTCAAGGGTTATTTAAAGACAGCTATGTGTTAGACAGCTGCTCCCCAACTTTTTTACTTACTCGCAGGCTAAGGTTCTGTCCTACCCTTTTTATTAAGAAGTCTTCATTTCTACGTGAGTTGCGATGCATTAAAAATAACGATCCGTTAACTCCCTAGTTTCCGAGGGGGCCTGGTACCGGACCCCTCAGCCCAGGAATGTGAGCCCGGCCCGGATCGTTAATATTTTTTATTCAAAGAACTAAATTCTTACTTGTTGTACATTTCCGACCTTAAAATTTCCCGCTTCCTCTTTTCGTCGGCGCCGCAAGTTTGCAAATCGTAAACTTCTTGAATGAACGGTACGAAAAATTTAGGGGTCACGTCCACCGTGGAAAACGATTCCTCGGTCTGACCATGGTATTCGTTCTTGTATTTGATTCTCAATTTTCCCCGCTTCAAATCCATCAGTATTTCAAACGAATTGATTTGAATGTAATCGTGCTTACCGTAACCGTAGTACAACTTAATGTGCTTTTTGTACTCCTTAAATTCGTAAGGACTTCCCTCAATTTCGTAATTTCTCCGTGTGTCCGTGTCGTTTTTCAAATCGCACTTGAACCCCACCCTCTTGTACAATTCGATGTCCTGTGCCTTTATGGCCCTTTCAGTGTCGCGTATTGCGTTTTCTGTCTCACGCACTTTAGTGGAGAAAGGAACCAATCCCTTTCTGTACCCCTCGTACTCCAAATACCACAGACGGCACTCGTCCTCAATTTTTTGAAGGTGCGGGGCGATTTTTCCCAACAGGGCCAAATACTGGGTGTGCTTGTCCTCTCACACGCGGCAACTTGAACCGTACCAATTCAGTTCGATTTTCGGTTTTACGGTATCCTTTTCGTAATCCCTCCAAGGAATTCTGAGGTAAATTTCCACAGAAGTGCCCGGTATTACTATGAGCCTTAAATTTTCCCTGGAAAAATGGATCTCGTTACTGATTCCCAATTCTTTTAAGAACCAAGAAGCAATTTTTTTATTGAGACCCTCTACCTGTTTTTTGCAAACGTTATCGCTGTATTCCAATTGTGCGTGCTTGTCGGCCTCCAATTGCAATTTTAGTGCATCAAGCGTTGTGTGAAGAAATTTCATAACTTATTTTTGATTGTGATACAGGGTAAATATACTGCGTTTATTTGAAAGAAAAAAATTTATTTTAGCTTTTTTTAAAAATTCTTCCCTGATAATCAATCTGTTATAAAAATTTGGAAATTAATCTATTATGGAATGAAATTTAATTGGTTTTCAACGGTTTGTAAAGCGTTGGTTACCATTCAAATTTGGAGCTCATTGGGAGCTCATGGTCTCACTATAAATTAATGGATAATAGAAACATCGTCAAATTCAATTGACAGTGCCCAATAGTTTCTGGGAGATTTTGGTTTTTTTATTGTGGACGGAGCACGATTTGCACGGGTAACCGAACAGAGCAATGTGATAATCGCAACTGGACCCGTTTTGACTACACGCTTTTATTTTTATCCGTCTTCTTTTTGCGCGGGATAATTTCATCGTAACTTTTATTTTTTCTGTTTGATTTCCACTTTTCAAGAGTGGAATATGCTTTAAGTAGTTTGTCTGCTTCCCTTTCTAGGGCCCGGGCCTTTTGGTTCTTCATTTGCTTCTTCGTTTGCTCCCATTTTAATCAAATAGGTGAGTATGGTGCTGTGCAGGTCCCTTAGAGCCTTGCTGTTATTTTCTATCAACTCTGACATTCTATCCCTTTCTTCGACAAGTATTTTTAACATTTCCTCTTGAAGTCTGTCTATTTTCTTTTCCAGAGTGTCGTTCTTCTCCACCAATCTATTGTACTGAGTCCACGCAAAATAAGCCAGTGAAAGCGCCACTATTCCCAAAATTCCGTACTGTAAAAATGAATTGTTAACTGTCTCTGTTGGTAGCTGCAATAGAATCATGATCTAAGGAGTTTGTGAAATACGAGTTTAATGATTAATTTTTTAGAGTTTTACCCGACCTTTTACAGTAGATCTACTGCGTATTCACAAACTATTTTTATTTGGCCCTGGCGACTCCAACAATAAATATCACAAGCATTCGCTTACTCATAAATTCCGTGCTCATTCTTTAAAAATCTCAGACACTTTCCATAGTCCTGTCTTTCTACCTTTCTAGCATCGATTTCCAGGGGATTCCTTTCGTGACTCAAGTATTTGGACAACACTTTGTATTCGGCCATTGAGTGCTTAACGTAGTGGGTGTATTCGTGAATTATGGTTTTTGCCAAATTTTCAAGGCTGTTCATTTTATTCTTGTATATGTAAATGGTACTTTCCACTTCATCAAAGTACCCGTACAAATCCTCCTCTTCGTTCTTTTTTAAGAACTCTATGTGGGGATATTTGCCGTTTAGTTTACTTCTACCGTATTCTGATATGCACCAAAAAAGTATTTGGTAAGCAGTCGTCATGTTAATTAAACTCTTTTTCGCTTTCTTCATCCTTGTTTGTCAGTATTTAGGCTTATAAAAAAATGTACGTACGTTTCTCCTGTATTTGACCAATTTTTGTTTCTGTATACCGACCACGCTCCAAAGTATTTAAACGCGTTCCAACTGGCTCCCTCCCTGGCATCACCCACCATAATTTCAAATCTGTGAGTTCTTGCCCAATTCATGGCAATCGCTATCAATAATTTACCATAATTTTTTCCGCGATATTGGGGTTTAACCGTGATGCTGCAAACTTCGACCACGTTGTCCGAATTCCACGAAAGGAATATTTCTCCTACGTATTCGCGGTCGGGTTCTGGTTGTCTGACGTAAATTGCTTTTGTATTTTTATTGCCTATGAATTGTTTTTTATATTCAAGGCTCCACCTTATGGGTTCCGGATGATAACTTTCAAATTCCTCCAAGACTTCTGAACCAGGAATCTATTTTACTATCTTCATAATCTTCATTTATTATTTTAGCTAATTTGTACAAATATCCGGGTTGGGATTTGTAATGTTTCATGATCTCTACCGCCAGATGGTTAGAATTTTTATCGAAATACAAAGTACTTACGTTAAATTTATTCATCCATTCGTTGAATCCCAACATATCTTCGGGTTCGGTAGTACTGTATATCTTCAATTTGTCTTGCATTTAAGTAGACTTATTTTTTGATTTTATTGCCAATATGTGCTTGCATTCCTTACCCCTACCGAAACCGTGGGCAGGGCAAGAACAAGTCCAAATGTTTCCGCTGTTCACGACAGCGTAGGAATTCCCCCTGCTGCCCTCAACAGAATATGAAATGGCCTTTGTTTTTTTCTTTTCGTTTCTTTCGATCGGACCGTAAACTATTTTTTCCCACAGTTTAGAAAGTTCTTCCCAATCGTAATTCCTATCCACTTCGTTCCACCTCCCGTCCGCTATGACGTACCACTTTTTGCTGTGCGGACCGAACACACAAACGGGAGGGAACACTGACTTATACATATTTTGGTTGTTTACTTTTT